AGTAGTGTACTCCACGCTACAAACTTGCTATTTACAAATCCTTAAAGGAGTTTCCAGGTCTAATCTCTTGCCTTTAAATGGTAGAACTTGAATTCCATGATGTCGCTGCTAACACCAGCAGTACTTTTGACCCAGAGGCAGCATACGCTAACTTTAAGCGTGTCTACACCAYTGGGCTTAGTTACGACCACATACGAATCTTCTACATTAAAGGGAGAGAGATTAAAGTTAGTCTCTCAAAAAGAAGTGAATGGGAAGTTACACTTAACCTTGGGGGCTGGAAGATTGCTGTATATAATACGAATTTTCCTGGCAACAGGAACAGTCCAGTTCCTGACGATGGTCTTACCCTCCACAGACTCAGTGGATTCCTTGCCAGGTATCTACTTGAAAAAATGCTGAAAGTTAGTGAACCAGAAAAATTGATTATAAAGGCAAAAATCATCAACCCACTGGCTGAAAAAAATGGGATAACCTGGAACGATGGTGAAGAGGTTTACCTGTCTTTCTTCCCTGGCTCAGAAATGTTCCTAGGTACATTTAAATTTTACCCATTGGCAATTGGAATTTACAAAGTGCAGAGAAAAGAAATGGAACCAAAATATTTAGAAAAAACTATGAGGCAAAGGTACATGGGACTTGAAGCATCAAGCTGGACAGTGAGCAAATTGAATGATGTCCAATCAGCACTTACAGTTGTTTCTGGCTTAGGCTGGAAGAAAACCAACGTGAGCGCTGCAGCCAGAGACTTCCTGGCTAAGTTTGGCATCAATATGTAATTTGGTAATTTGAATTAATCTGGCAAAATTTTAAAATCTTTAATCAGGCTAAATGGGTTTTTAAACCCAACAAAATAACAGCATATTGGGTGGGTGGTTGGGGACAGAAAAACAATGGAAGTTCATTCAACATTTTGATTTGATATATAAGTTTTAGGTGGAGCACACTACT